ACTTTCTTTTGTTTGTTATTTAAGAGTATGAGAAAAATAAGAATTGACCAGATTGGTGATTATTCTGAAGAACAAATTAATACCTTGCTGTCGGTTGTTGTTTTAACTGCTGATCGAATAGTCAAGGAAGGCTCACCAGTAGACACAGGAAGGCTTGCCGTTTCTTGGCAGATAGGAGAAAACGCAGAAAGCGGTTCGCCTGCCCCTGAAGGCAATTATGGTTCGTCTGGTTTAGGTTCTGTGGTAAGACCTCCAAAGCCATTGAATTATCAATTAGGAAAAGAAAATTTCAGAAAAAAATATCATATACACAACAATGTTCCATATGCTGAACCTGTCATGCTTGGAACAAGTTTGCCTCCGTCTTGGGGCGGTACATACAGAAGTAACAATGGATTATCTGCAGGGCATTTAGATTTGCTTGCAAAAGAAGTCAATAATGAAGTCCAAGACCTTTACAAACAAATAAGGGGTAAATAATGGCTGCAACAGATTTTAATACAGTGAGAGCCGCTATTGAAGGCAGAATTGCTACAGAATTAGCTAATAGCCCCGCAATTAGTCTTGTGTTTCATAATATGGCCTTTGATGCAGGAAGTCAGGATTCTTTTGTTCAATGCCTCACAAGTTTTGGTGAAAGTAATTATTTAACACTAGGAAATGCAAGCGGACAGAATCGTGTAAATGGTATTGTTATTTTAAATATATTTACGCCGCAAGGTGTGGGTTCTGGAAATAATTACACTATAGGCAAAAGATTACGGGACTTATATAATAGAATTACAGTTTCAAATGTTATTTTTGATTCACCAATTGGCCCTGAAGTTGTATCGACAAGTGTTCAAGGGAAATTTCAAACACAATTGCGAATGACTTTTGAAATATTTGAGGAACTTTAATTATGGCAAAACTAGAAATTACAGAAGAAATGCTTGACGCAATTGAAGCTGTTAAGGGAAGAAGGGAAGCGAACTATTGGGATCCTGAATGTCGCAAATATTATGAGAGTCAACAAAACTCTAAAAAAGATGTAAAAAATTCAGAAAAGAGTTAATATATTTATAAATAATTCTTTTTTTTGTTATGGCTGCGATCAAGGGCGATGTTGGCAAAATAATGTTCCACAATGCGGCGGGAACTGAAGCTGATATTTCAGGTCTTAGAAGTTGGTCTTTATCTATTTCTAAGGACACAATGGAAACAACAGTAAATGGCGACACTGCAAAAACATTTATCGGTGGGTTGATTTCTGGCGAGGGTTCCGCAGAACTTATTTATGACCCTTCTGGAAACTCAGACTATCAAGCGTTTATTGATGATGTTTTAACAACAGGCGATGCCGCTGACGCATTGTTTGAACTGTTTCCTGATTCTGGCACATCAGCGAAAAAATTTAGTTTTTCTGGAATTATTACTTCGGCAGAATATGGCGCAACACTTGGCGAAGTGCAAATAATAAATATCAGTTTCATTACAAGTGGTTTAATTAACAGTGCTATCTGATACATTGAGTTTATTAGTCAACTAATTAACCAATGCCAAACAAAAGAACGATTGACCTGTTAACTGAATCTTACAAAGATCAGATGACAGCCAGAAGAAAATACGAATTTAAAAATAAAAACGGAGAAAAAATAGTTGACATATATTTTAAACCTTTAACAAGAGAAGATAGAGTTCGCGCACAATCAGCGGCAGGCACAGATGATGCGTTGACTATATCAACTTATCTCCTTTGTAAAAATGCAGAAAAAGAAGATGGGTCAAAGGCATTTTCAATAGCAGACGCGCCGAATCTTCAAAGAGAACTACCAGAAAATGTATTAAACGAAATTGAATTATTTATGTTTGATATTCAATTGAATGTTGATACAGCAAAAAAATAATATCGCGAGATAATTGGATAAATTTTGAATTTTTTCTCGCAACAGAACTAGGCAAAACTATTCAGGAACTACGTTCTTTGATTACAGAAGAAGAACTGATATATTGGGCTGCATACTATGAACTTAAGAATGAAAGAGAAAAAAAGGAATTAAATCGCCAAAGAGCAAATAGAAGGTAATATAGAATAAAGTGTTTTTTTGATTTGTGGCACAGGCTAATGTAAAACTAACAGTTGATGCTACACAAGCGCAAAGAGCATTGAAGGGTGTACAGGCTCAATCAGTTGGATTACAGAATCAATTAGGTAAACTTAAGGCTGCCTTTGCGGGAATTGCTTTTACGGCTGTTGCAAGGCAAGCAACTGCTACGGCATCAAATTTTCAGGCTTTACAACTCAGGATGCAAGTCTTGACGTCCGAATTTGGGGAGTTTGCACAAGCTCAAGAATTAGTAAGAAAAGCGCAAGATAAGTTTAATTTATCAATTGTTGAAGCAACGCAGGGCGTAACAGATATTTTTGCAAGATTAAGACCGCTTGGAATTTCTTTAAAAGATATTGAAACTACTTTTATCGGTTTTAACACTATTGCAAAATTAGCTGGATTAAATGCAACAGAAGCAAGCGCGGCGTTTACACAGCTTGCGCAGGGTTTAGGTTCTGGGCGTCTTCAAGGCGATGAATTTAGAAGTATTGCAGAACAAGTCCCACAACTATTAAAAGCTATTTCAGACGAAACTGGCATTGCTTCAGGTAAGTTAAAAGATTTTGCATCAAAAGGATTATTGACTGCGGACGTTGTTTTGAGAGCTTTGGCAAAATCAGCGGAAGAAGGCGCAGATAAAATTGGTGCAATTATGGACGCTTCGCCCGCAGAGGTATTTAAAGCATTTAGCAATGCTGTTCTTGAATTGCAATTGACACTTGGAAACAAATTATTGCCCGTTGTCTTACAAGTTACGAAAGGAGCAACAGCACTTGTTAATGCTCTAGTCAGTTTTGTTGATAGTGAAGGAGGGCAAGTGACAATGGCATTTATTGGAATTGCCGCTGCTATAAAAGGGATATCTGTTATTGCTCCGATAGTAGCTGCGCAGGCTTTAGCTATTAAGACAAGTTTAGTTGGTGTTTCTGTAGGTGCGCAAATAGCAACAGGTAGTTTAATTGGCATGAAAGCAACATTGGCAGCAACTTCAGGGGGATTCGCTACAGCTACAGCCGCCGCAACTGCATTTAAAATTGCATTAGCAAAAACTGGAATAGGTCTAGTTGTTATCGGTCTTGGATTTTTAGCTACGGCTTTATTAAAGGCCAGCAACGCACAAAAAAACTTTAACAAATTACTAAAAGAGGGGACGACTGCAGATATCAATGAACAATTAAAAATAACAAAAACAAAAATTGAAAATTTAAAAACAGAACTTGAAAATGTTGGGAAAGGAAGAGGTGGAAAAGCTGAAGAACTAAGAATCAATCGTGAATTAGATAAAGCAATAGATAAAGCAGATGATCTTAAAGTTGCGCTTGAAGCTGCAGAAAACAGAGAACTTACAAGAGAATTTAATTTGCAATTAGAAAATTTAAAAAATCAAAATGCAGAATTAACAAAAGCTGTAAAAAGAGAAAAAATAAGAACGGAAGAAAAGAAAAAAGAATTTGACCTTGAACAACAAATAGCTGAAATAAAAAAACAATTTGACGGAGAAGAAGAAGCGAGACTTGTAGCTTTAGCAAAATCAAACCACGAACTTAAAAAACAGAAATCAGAAATTGAAAGAATAAATGAGGCTGCAAAAAAATTAGAAAAAACTTTTAACGATATTGGTCAATCTGTTGAAGACAATCTTGTCCAAGGTTTAACTGATGCTGTTATGGGTGCAAAGACACTTGGAGAGGCTTTGACCAATGTATTAAGAAACTTGCAAAGACAACTTGTTGAATTGGCAATACAAAACGCTGTAGGGGGTATTGGAGGTGTTTTCGGCGATGTTCTAAAAGCTGCATTTGGTGTTAGTGGTCGTAGTGGTGGTCGAACTGCTTCTGCTGTTGCTCAAAGAGCTAATGGTGGCCCTGTCTCTGCTGGTGGGGCTTTTCTTGTAGGAGAAAGAGGGCCTGAAATTTTGCAAATGGGGTCAAAAGGTGGCAATATAATTCCAAACAATAAGATCAGTGGGGGTACAACAAATGTAGTAGTAAATGTAGATGCGTCTGGTACATCTGTACAAGGTGATGACCAATCTGCTAATCAACTAGGAGAGCTTATAGCAGCGGCAGTGCAATCTGAAATAATTAATCAACAAATGTCAGGAGGTTTATTAAGTTAATGGCAAATTTCCCCACAACCGTCAATCCCTCTTATGGTTCAAGAAAAATTTCGCAACCTAGAATAAGAATCGCACAATTTGGTTCAGGTTATTCTCAGAGATCAACATTCGGAATTAATCAAAATTTAAAAGTTTATCAATTCAACTGGAACAATATCTCTGAAACACAAGCAGATGAAATAGAAACTTTCCTAGATGCACGTGCTGGGGTTGAACATTTTGATTACACACCAGCAGGTGAATCAGCATCTAAAAAATTTATTTGCAGAAATTGGCAAAAAGAAATTCCATATTTAAACAGAGCATCCATTAAAGCAACATTTGAGGAGGTGGCAGAAACATGACAAGTTCACAAATTGCACCAGCTAAACCTAAAGTCAGTAAAGAAATACAAAAATTAGAACCTTCTGCCCTTATAGAATTATTTGAACTAACTTATACTTCTTCTGTTAATGGAATAGATCAGGTGGTGAGATATCATGCTGGAACAAATGAAGTAAAATCAGATATTGTTTTTGGCGGTAATACATATTCTGCTTTACCCGTAGAGGTTAATGGGTTTGATAAAAAAACACAGGGAACTTTACCAAGACCTAAATTAAAAGTGTCAAATGTAAATAATGCTTTATCAGCTTTTATTCAACTTTATAATCCTCTGCAGGGTAAGGTTCAAAGAATACAGACGTTTAAAAAATTTCTTGATGCTGCAAATTTTACAAGTGGTACAAATAGTACTGCTGACTCAACAGCCATAGTAACTACAGATGACATATGGTATATAGACAGGATAAGTGCAGAAAATCCAGAATTTGTTGAATTTGAATTATCACCAAAAATTAATTTACAAGGTTTGAGGATTCCACGAAGAGTGATTACAGAGCATTGTCCGTGGGAATATCGTGGGACTGAGTGTGGATATACGGGTAATAAATGTTTTACTGTTGATGATGAACAAATTACAGGTGGTACTTTAGCAGAAAGAAAAGCACTAGATAAATGCGGTCATAAATATTCAAGTTGTCAGCTAAGATTTCCTAAAGGTGAAAATGATGAGATTGATCTGCCATTTGGTGGGTTTATTAATGCAAGAATACAGATTTAATGACATTTAAATCAGCAGCAAAACAACACGCACTAGAAGAGGCTCCAAAAGAATCTTGTGGCATTGTTGTTAATAATGTATATTATCCTTGTAAAAATATTTCTGATACGCCAGAAGATAATTTTGCTATACATCCAAAAGATTTTTTAAAAGCAAGATCAAAAGGCAAATTGCAATATATAGTTCATTCTCATCCTACAGGTGAACCAGCAAGCAAGCCTGATATTGAAGCTTGCAAAGCAACTAAATTAAAATGGTATATTTATAAAAATACTACAGATGAATGGTTGATTATAAATCCCTAATTGGCAGACAGTGGGAATACAAAATTTCTGATTGTTATTCTATTGTTCGTGATTATTATTCTTTACTAGGGATAAATTTACCAGATTATAAAAGGCCAGAAGATGTTGATACTTGTCAAAGTGTTTTTTTAAAATATGTTCCCTTGTTTTTTAAAGAAGTTAATATTAACAATAGAAAAGAAAATGATTTATTAGTAATGAAGATATTAACAAAGGAACCAATGCACGGTGCTATTTTGTTGAAAAATGATATGATTTTACACCAAAAATTTGAGTCTTTGAGTTGTACCGAATATTTTAGCGATTATTATAGGAGAAAGACTGTGGGGTGTTTTAGATATGCAGCATAAGATTCTGCTGCTAGATGAATTAGGAGAAAGGTGGGGTGAATCGCATACTTTTTACGATCTCAGAACCCCAGCAGATGCTATACGTCTAATGTGTATTAATTATCCTGATTTTGGTAAATATCTTGCAACTTCACATGAACAGGGAATTGGTTATCAGGTTACACAAGTAGAACACGAATTAGAAGCTTCTGAACTTTTATTGCCTTTGGGAAAACATGATTTAGTGATAGCACCTGTAATTATGGGAAGTAAGGGTATCGGAAAGATTTTAGTTGGGGGGCTTTTACTTGGTGCTGCAATTGTTTCAGGAGGTGGCTTTGTTGCGGCTTTTGAAGCTGGTGGTCTAACTACTTTTGCTGCTAATATTGGAACCGCTTTGGTTCTTGGTGGTGTTCAGGATATGCTTGCCCCGCAGATACCTACATTTGACACTTCTTTTGATGTAGGTCGTGGAGGTTATCTTGGTGGCCCTACATCATTAGAAAAGGGTGCTGATGGTCAGCAGAGTTATGCTTACAGAGGCGCATCAAATACTGTTGGCATTGGTAAAACAATACCTTTGGTTTATGGTAAGGCTTTAGTTGGTAGTCATTTAATCAGCACAGATATAGATGTTGTTAATGAAAGCGATCCGCTGATGACAAGTTTTGAAAAACCTAGTAATGCAACTATGAGAGTAAACGGAGAAAAAATTAAATTTACAGGTATAAAAGGTAAAATAACAGATTATGATGGATTTTCAGCAGCAAGAGTCAAAACAACATTTAAGATAAAAAGGTTTGGAGGGCCAAACGCTAATCGTGAACTCATAGGAGATGAAGATAACTTTGAATTTGTCTTAAATAAACAAGATGCTTTAGGTACTTTAACCCCAGAAAAAACTGGTTTTGTCAATCTTTTGGGAAGAGGAGAACAAAAAATTTTGGAAAATTTAATTATTGACACTGATAATACAGATAATAGATTGAATACAGATTTTAATATAATGATTACTTTTTCTGGTCTGCAAGATCGTATTGGAAATAGTCAATCAACAATAATTCCAGCTTTTATCACATTTGCAATCATCATAAAACATACAAGTTCAAATAGTACGGTTTTAAACCAACAATTAACGGTTCAGGGAACTCAAAGCTTTACTCAGTCAATTAGATATATATTTAATTTTGAACCTGTTGTTGTAACCACAGGTAATAATTCATATAAGGTTTTTGTAAAAGTTATTGATACAGCACTTTTTAAAACAGGAGTTAGTACAACTGAAAAAGATTCTTCTAAAATGAGGATTGATATTGTGGGCTATGATTTATTAAGAGAAACAAAAAATAATTAATTCATGTCTTTAAATTCTACAAGTGTAATTAAAATTGTTGATCTCTTATGTGAGGGCCAGATATTAGGGATTGATGGTGGAACAAAAGGAATTTTTTTAAATGAAACGCCAATAAAAGACTCTAATGGTAATTTAAATTTTGAAAAGGAAGATTTTAAGTTTGAATCTAGAAATGGTCATAGAAATCAAAAACAATTTGAAGATCATAAATTTGCAAATTCAACAATTATTGATATAAGTCAAGAAATCGGATCAAATTATTCTGAAAACTTAAATGCAAATAATTTAGTAAGAACAAGAGATTATGGTTCAGGACAGGTTATAACACAGATAAATGATCCTGATACTGATTCATTTCAGATTTTATTTACAGTTCCAGCATTATTTTCTCAAGGTATGGAGGGTATTGCCAGAGGAGAATTTTTTAATGCAAAAGTAAAAATTAAAATATTCGTTAAAGGTTCAAATACGGCTTTTATATCAGTTCAGGAAAAAGAAATTGAGGGTGTTTCGACTTCAAATTATCAATTTAAAAGTAAAATTATTAATTTAAGATCAATAAGAAAAGATAACAACGTCAAGCCTCCTTTCCTTATAAAAGTAAAGAAAATAACTGACGGAGAAAATGATTATGAAGTTAGATTTAATAATTTTGTAACTATAAATAAAAGAACACCTCTTGCTCAAACTAGAGCAAACAGGATAATTTTTACATCATTAATAGAAAGACAGGAAATAAGAACTGCATATCCGTATACAGCTTGTGTTGCTTTGTCATTATCAACTGAAATTTTTTCAAGTCTGCCTTCTAGAGCATATTTGGTGAAAGGATTAAAAGTTCAAATACCACACAATGCAATTGCTCAAGAAGATGGAAGACTTGTGTTTGACGGAAATTTCAACGGAAGTTTAACTAAAAGTAGATTTTTTACAACTTGCCCTGTGTGTATTTTTTACGATTTGCTTATAAACAAACGCTACGGGTGTGGGGATTTTATAGATACAAACAACCTCAACTGGATTGATTTGTATGAAATATCAAGATATGCAAATGAGTTAGTAGACACCCCAGATGGTCAAGAGGCTAGATTTGCAATTAATACAGTTATAGGAACTCAAGCTGACGCCTACAAAGTCCTGCAAAATTTAGCAAGTATATTTAGAGGAATGACTTATTGGGGTTCTAATACTGTTAACGTTGTTGCAGATCATGGGAATTTGAAACCAGAAAATGGTGGAGATGCTCCTGATATTGACCCTGTTCATCTTTATACAAATTCAAATGTTATTGATGGAGTTTTCTCTTATTCTGGTTCATCATTAAAAACAAGATCAACTTCAATTCAGGTAACTTATAATGATCCTGATAATTTTTACAAGCCTAACGTGGTTGTTGTAGAGGATTATGAATTAATAGAAAAATATGGTTACAACATAAAACAAATCGTAGCCTTTGGATGTTCTTCAAAATATCAGGCTCAACGTATGGGGCAATGGGTGTTAAATTCTGAAAAATTAGATGGAAATGTTGTTTCTTTTAAAACAGGTTTAGATGGTTTAGGGGTTTTACCCAGTCAGGTATTTGCAGTTGCAGATGAAATGAGGGCAGGTTTAATATTATCAGGAAGAATATTAAGCGTGGATAGTGATAATAAAACAACAAAATTCACACCAGATCAAAATTTTGACACATATGTTGGTGGGAGTGGTGATAATTTTGAAGTAAGCGTTTTTTTACAGGATGGAACAGTAGAAAAACAAAAAATAAGCAGCATCAATTCTTCTGGTCTTATCACTGTTAAAAATGCTTTTACTAAAAATCTTTTAGCTGGTGCTGTTTACACATTAGAAAATAAAACTTTTAATCCTGTTTTAAATCAAAAATTTAGATGTATAGATGTTAAAGACAATAGAGACAGTACTTATACTATAACAGGATTAGAATTTAATGATTCTATCTATGAAGTCGCAGATAATACAACAAATAACAAAGCTAAATTAGATTATGAAGATGTTACAGCTTTTAATAATAGACCAACAAAACCTGAAAATTTAGAAGTTACAAGCACAAGAATACAAAGACAGAATAGCTCAACAAATAGAATTACATTCTCATGGTCAAGAGGTTTGAACGGGTCGAATGTTAAGTTTACTGTCCGATATAAAATAGGGTTCAGAGGTACTTATAAAAAAATTAAAGACATTGATGAAACATCAATTAACATTGATTTTATTAAAAGTGGTAAAAATTTGTTTTTTGAGGTCAGATCAGAAAGTATAGATGCAATTGGAGCAAAAAATTCAGGTTATGCAAAAGCAAATAAATTTACAGTGCCATTCAAAAAAGCAGCTAGAGTACCTACTCCTTTAGCATAATGAGCATACAAGTTACAACACAAAATGAAGTAATCCTTAAATGGAGAATACCATCAGATTATGAAGGAAATCCAGAAGAATTAACTGCAATTATTAGACATTCTTCTTTGACTGATGGCACTGCTGTATGGCCTAATTCAACATTTTTAAGAGAAGTTTCGGCAACTACCGATTATGTAATCATGCCCTTGATAAATGGGACTTATATGGTTAAGTTTAAAAATACTTTTGGCGATAAATCAGCAGATTTTCTCGGACACATAATTAATATTCCAGATGAAAAACCTAAGTTAGTTGTCCAAACTGTAAGAGAAGATACTACCTCGCCACCTTTTCAAGGACAAATGAATGGTGTATTTTACTCATCTGAATATGATGCTTTAGTTCTGAATAATGATGATCTTATAGATGATAAGGTAGATTTTGAACAAGGTTATTTAGGCAGTATTGATTTTGGTGGTGAGCTTTTGAGTTCTGGTGAATATTTTTTTAAAGATAAGCTTGATTTAGGTGGAATTTTTACAGTTCAATTACAAAGAATATTAACTACAAGAGGTTTATATCCAAATAATACTATTGATTTACATTTTACAAATATTGATGAATGGAGCGATTTTGATGGTGATTTACCAGACGAAACAAACGCTGTAATACAATTTAGAAAAAGTAACAATGCTCCAACCGATGACGAAATGGAGGATGAGAATAACGAGTTTTTTCTATTGGAAGATGGTAATAAATTTAGTCAGGAAGATTCACAAGATTATGATGATTTTATTCCTATGGAGAACGGCAGATTTACAGGTAGAGTGTTTCAATTTAAAGTAGATTTAAGTTCTAATTTTACAGATCAGACTCCTTTGGTCGATGAGTTAGGGTATAAAATTTTGTTCGAGAGTAGAACAGAAAGCGGATTAGTGACAAGTGGCGGAAGTAATCCAAAAGTGGTAAATTTTGATAAAGCCTTTTATCAAACTCCTAAATTAAGTATTTCTCCGACTAACATGGCAACTGGTGACTATTATGTAATTAGTAGTGAGAGTCGAACAGGCTTTTCAATTACTTTCTTTAATAGTTCAAATGCAGCTATTGATCGCACATTTGCCTATCATGCTAATGGCTTTGGTGCTGAAGGTGCTTAAATTTATTAAAAACTGACTTATGGCAACACATGATTATGACTTAGCGAACCAATCGGGAGCCAGTTTTAGGTCAGATTTAAATAATGCTTTACAGGCGATACTAACAAACAACAGTAGTGCTTCTGCTCCCTCCGTTACTGCTGCCTATATGTTTTGGGCTGATACCAACACAGGCATTTTAAAAATTAGAAACTCAAGCAATAATGGTTGGGTAGAATTACTGCAGCTTGATGGTACGCTAACACTTGAAGATGGTTCTGCAAGTACACCCGCACTTGCGTTTAGAGATGATTTAAATACTGGTATTTTTTCTAGTGAAGCTAATAAGTTAGATATTGCCTGTGCTGGTGGTACAAAACTTCAAGTCAATATTAGTGGAATAATTATTTCAGGAACGGTTACTGATAATGGTGCAGTTCATGATGGGGATGTGACCTTTACAGGTGCGGCAGCTAATATAGTTTTTGATAAATCAGATAATGCACTAGAGTTTGCCGATAACGCAAAGGCCACTTTTGGTGGGTCTGCAGACCTTACTATCTCGCATGATGGGTCAAACAGCATTATTAATGATGCTGGAACAGGAGAATTACAATTACAAAGAGGTGGTAGTACAGTTCTTGCTTTAGATGCAAATGGGGTTACGATTACTGATCCTAATGGTGCCACAGTGTTGACTATAAAAGGTTTTGAGGGCAATGATGGAATAATTGATCTCATAGCAGATGAGGGTGATGACAATGGAGATAAATGGAGAATTTCATCAGTAGCCAGTGATAATGATTTAATATTTTTAAATGACACCAGTGGAAGTATTGTCCAGAAATGGGGAATAGATACCAGCGGCAATGTAGTGCAAACTGGAAATTTAACTGCAACATTGGGTACTGCATCAGCACCCTCATATACATTTGCTGGTGATACTGATACAGGAATGTTCAGAACTGATGCAACATCAAATGACATTTCTTTTACGTGTGCTGGCACAGCAAAATTAAGGATGAATATTAATGCAATATTTCCTGCTACTGATGATAGTTATGATGTAGGGCAAACAAGTTTTAGGTTTGACGATGTTTTTGCTACAAATGGCACTATTCAGACATCAGATCAAAATACTAAAAATACAATAACTGCAACAGATTTAGGTCTTGATTTTATTAATAAACTGAACCCAGTATCTTACAAATTCAATGGTAAAACAAGAACTCATTATGGTCTGATTGCACAGGAAATTGAAACAGTGCTAGGAACTATAAGTAAATCAGCAACAGATTTTGCTGGGTTTTGTAAAGATGAAGTTGATAGTGAAGGAAATTCAATCACGCCAATCTATGGTTTAAGATATACAGAATTTATTTCACCTATCATAAAAGCAATACAGGAACTTTCAGCAAAAGTTACAGCACTTGAAGGTTCATAAATTGTTCACTATAATTAATTAAATATAATAAAAAACATGACTAATCCTACTGATTTAATTAAAGAAGAAATTAAGGCTTTACAAGAGCAATTGGAAATTGATATTAAAAAAGTATCTTTGTTGCAACAAGAAATTAAAGAAATAAAAGAGCAGGCAAACACTGCAATAACTGATAAACAGAAACAGATAAATAATGCGACACAACCTATATTAGAAAATCAAGGTTCTTTAAAAAAATTAACTGAGTTGTTAAACAAACTAGGGGGTAAGATAGAAACAACTACTGAAAAATAAATGTCTGATAGGAAAATAACAGCACTTACTGAATTAACAGCACCAGTAGCAACTGATGTTTTTCCTATTATAGATGTAAGCGAATCTGCTAATGCTAACAAAAACAAAAAAATACAGTTAACAACTATTTTAAGAGGCATCCCGAACGGAAGTGCGTCTGCTCCCAGTGTTGGGTTTATTGATGATACTGGTACGTCAGGTCTGTTTAGGGTTACTGATGATGAAATTGGTATATCTTGTAATCAGACTCAGATAGCTTCTTTTGCCACTGCTGGTCTGAAACTAGGTTCTGGTACTATTGCTGCACAATTACATCTGTTTAGTACAGACACAACAGATCAAGTAATTATAGAAAATACGGATGCTGGTGCTGATACCGCACCTGATCTTGTTTTATTTAGAAATTCTGCTTCACCTGCTGATAATGATAATTTAGGAAATTTAATTTTTAGAGGCAAAGATGATAATGGCGATTCTGTTGAATATGCAAGTGTTGTAGCTCAAATTGCAGATGCTACAAATAGTTCTGAAGATGGCATTTTAGATTTAATGTCAACTGCTGCTGGTACGTTAGCATCAAGAATTAGATTAAAAAGTGAATTTGTTGGGATACATGAAGCAGATCCACTTTTTCCTTTACATTTAACAACTGCTGATACTACATCAGGTTTTTGTATAGAAAGCACTTTAGATTCTGATGCGAGTAGTGCTGACATTCTTCTATATCACAGAAGGGGTACTTCTGGTGCTGGTCAGGATAACGATTTACTGTCATCAATATCATTTCAGGGTAAAAATGATGCAGGCACTCCCGAAGAGGTAATATATGCAGTTTTTGAAACTAAAATAATAGACGCAAGTGACGCTTCAGAAGATGGGCAGATAAATTTAAAATCTATGGTTGCAGGTACTTTGACAACTGTGTTAACAGTAGATTCTAATGGCGCAACTGTGGTAGGAGATGTTGTTGTATCTGGATTAGTCGATGGAGTTGATATTGCAACAAGAGATGCTTTATTCGGTGGATTGACTTCCAGTTCTGGTGTATTGACAAATGGAGTTACAGCTACAACACAATCTGCTTCAGATAACAGTACAAAGGTAGCTACAACAGCCTATACCGACACAGCAATATCAAATTTAGTAGATAGTTCACCAAGTACATTAAACACCTTGAATGAGCTTGCAGCGGCATTAGGAGATGATGCAAACTTTTCTACGACGGTAACAAACTCAATAGCAACAAAAATGCCATTGGCTGGTGGTACATTCACAGGTGATGTCACATTTACAGGAGACAGTGCAAACGTTGTCTTTGACAAATCTGATAACGCCTTAGAGTTTGCTGATAATGCAAAGCTAAAGTTAGGTAGTGGTGGTGACGTAGATATAAGACATAATGGAACAAGAACTATGATTAGAAATCATGGTATCGGTCAAATACATTTTGATTTGTTAGCCTCTGGTAATGCTCTTGCAATAACTAAAGCAAATTTAACTGAAACAATAGCGAAATTTACACCTGATGGGAGCTGTGATCTCTACTTTGATAATGTAAAGCGTTTCGAAACAACCAGTTCGGGCATAACGGTGACAGGCGATATAAACCCAACAGGCAATTTAAATTTACCAGATAGTTCATCAAGTTCTGTTGGCAGAATAATGTTAGGTGATGGAACTGATATGCAACTTCAGCATGACGGAGGAGGTGGTTTTGTTGGAAATTTTACTGGTAATTTAACTGTTCATTGTAACGCATTGCGTTTCATGAATGGTGCTAAAACTGAAAACTTTATAGTCGCCAATGAGAATGGAGCTGTGGAACTGTACTACGATAATATCAAGCGTTTAGAGACAGCTAGTAATGGTGCAGCGTGTCATGGCATACTAACAATGCACGGTAATATTTTTGCAGCAGATAATCACCAATTACAGTTAGGAACTGACGCAGACCTAACTTTGCTGCATAATGGAACTGACTCAAAAATTACAAATAATACATTTGTAACTTCTGGCAATCTATTGATTGAAGCAAAAAGTGGCGAGACGGCAATAAAGATAATCCCTGATGCAGATGTGCAATTGTTTTATAATAATGTTGAGAAGCTCAAAACGCAAAGTTGGGGTGTAAATATAACAGGTACTGTAAATACAAACTCTGTAACTGCTCAAAGTTATTTAATCACAAGTGGTGATTTTTTACCTAATGCAGATAATAGTAATAATTTAGGTTCATCTACAAAACGATTTTCAACCCTACATTCTGTTGCTTTAAATACAGGTGATATAAATATGTCTAACCTTAACAATAATGGAAATGAAGTTGATGGAAGCAAAGGATCTTGGACTTTACAAGAAGGTGCTGATGATTTATTTATTATTAATCGTTTAAAAGGTAAAAAATATAAAATTAATCTTACAGAGATCAGTTAGATTTTTCTGTCATCTGACGAGTCATAATTCCCATTGTGATATAGAGAGGGGCCAATGCACACAGGCCAGAAAATACTATAATTGTAGTTAATGGTAATAATTTCAAAAGGACTTGTCTCATGGCAAAAATTTCACAAATATTATCTATTTTAAGTTTTATAATAAGCGCGTCAATGTTAGGTGGTGCATACTTTGGTTATAAATACGTTACTTCTCCGCAACTAAAAAATCGTGTTATGAATGAGATTTTGGCAAATGTTCAACAGATGATGCCTAAAATGCTCGATAAAGAAATTCCAAAAACTACAGGAGAATCTATCCCTTTTTTAAAAAAATAAGTGCCACAATTAAAAAGAACACCTTCAAGAGTTAGAACACGTTTTATAGCAGTTTCAGCACTTCTTATTTCTGGAATTACATTTTTATCTGGGGTAATCGTGTTTCTTTATATGAAAAGTCCAGCTTTTGAAAATCAATTACTTGGGCAGGTAATGAAACATATGGATTGGATTATTGCTGATGAGTTTGAAAAGCAAATAAAAAAGTTAAAGCCATTGCCAAAAATTGATCCAGATGACGAAAATGCGTGGTTCTGGAAACTTATAGAACAACGCAACAAAGAATATATAGAATGGGAGACAAAAGGTAAGTGGGAGCAATAAGTGATATTTGGATTTTTTAAAAAACTTATTAAATATTACATAGATAAATTAGTTCACTGGTTGCGTATGCAAAAATTTAATTTGGAACTCGATAATGAAATAAAAAAGTATCACGATAGTTTTGAGAAAAAAGAAAAACCTAAAGTAATAGAAAAAGGTACGTTTGGCGAAAATGGTTGGTTTATTTCTATTGGTAATGTAAATGAAAAAGATACCGAAAATTGAAATTCCTACAATTTCAATAACAAGGACAAATTATTATGTGCCTTCGTCTAATACTTTAAAAATAACTTTTCCAAAAATAGATTTAATTGGCTGTATAAAAACTCATAGAGATAGTACTGTTAAAAATACACAGATTATAGAAGACGACCCAAATGGCGCTTTTTTTAAATGCGGATCAAATGGCGAAATGCCGTCTTACACACCTATGGAATATAATCCAAACAAACTTAAATTTGTAGAACAAAAACCACCCGCAAATAATATTCCTGAACCGCCTCCCTACAAACAACCTGAAATTCCAAAAACTAAAGAAAAACAGATTATCACGATTCCGCCCTGCCCTGACCCAAAACAATCCTTGCGCGTTGGCTCATATGCCAATTATCAGAAATTAGAAAAAGTAAAAGCCTTTGAGCTAGTTAATGGAGAATGTAACATCATATGGGAGCCAGTAAAATTTCAAGAGCAATATATTCCAGAAGTATCGACAATAATTTCAACCGCAGTGATCGGATTTGTAGCAGCATCCTCGCCTTTAATCTTGAACGCAATAAAGCCAATTATTAAAAAATTAATTACAAGGAAAAAAAACCCTGAACAAAATAGTTGACAATCTAATTTAATTATATTATAATTAGAGTGTAACAAACCAAGGAAACCAAAATGGCTAAAACAAGAAAACTAACCGCAACATTCGCAGACGGAACAGAAACAACAAGGACAACTGCAAGAACTTACACTCATGTAGTTGAAGTGATTACAAAGTTTCAATTCAAAAATTGCAATGGAGTTCTTACTAATCACACAAGAACAGAGCAAAAGTGGTGCGGCAGACCTGACTTAATGCAAAAGGTTTTAAACAAGTTTCAAGGTCAAAAAGGTGTAACAACTCAAGTTGGTGAAGTAACAAACGACCCTTGGGCTGAATAATCAGCCCCCTTGCCTCAATTCGTGTGTATGCGGGATGACTTGATTTGGTTTTTTGTCGATATAAATATCGGAGCATAAATTGTAGAACTCAGATTTTTTAGAAATTAATATGCCCTCCTGTTTTAATTTTCCACATTCTTTTATTCTTGCGATAGCCCAATCTAATTCCTTATTTCGTAAAACTTGTTTTTGAATTTTTACTTGAGTTGTTGCCGCGTTCATACATTCATTTTGAAATTTTCTATCAAGTGGAACTGTAAAATTTAAACTAAATCCAGAATTTAAAGCGAAAGAATCTTTATTAGTTCCTGAATAATTTTCCTGATAATAGAGAATACTCCCTGCATTGTCTGGAACCCCGTCACCAGTAGGGTTACCATCATCGTCAAAATCGCCAATTAAATCTGTCGGGTCATAAACTGGCGTATAGTAAACGTGATCAAAAGGCTTGCGATAATTTGCCCCAAAAGTTACGAATGGCGAGAATGTAAGGGTCGCACCCTGACAAACAATATTACCCCCGAACTGATTGGTGGTCATATTGCCCGTCAGCGATTGAATCGCCATATTGGTCACTGAGCCATTGTTTGATTGGCTAACAGCGTTTGCAAGCGCTTCTAGTGGTGTTATAGCTATTGAGAGAAGACAGAGTGCGATGTAATTACTGATTCTGATTCTATTTGTCTTGTTATTGTGGTTATATTTGAAACGCCCCCGCCACCTCGATAAGTTTCTGAATATTGAAATGCCGCGCCGCTTGACGGGTCTGCTAATGTAAATACTGGTTTGCTGTCTTTCGATAAGTCTAATCCTGTATATGTATATGTTTGACCATTGATTGAGGTATCAAATTCTGTTGTATCAGGAGCCACGGCGCCATCTGTTTTAATACCTGATCCTGTAACTGAATATTCATATGAATTACCAAAATAATCTGTCGATACCACCGTTTCCGAGATAGAAGTAGTGGTATTCGTTGTTGAAGACATTGTGCCTGTAGAAAATGAAGGCGTAATTGGCTGCGCATAACTAGGTATTCCATAAAACAAAAATACTAATAACAGCTTGCGCATGATTCATCAGTCCACGGTTAGCGTAGTGACATATTGACCAGTGATCGAAGTACCAGCACCACCCCCTGTAACTGTGATTACATGGTTGTCAATTGTTGCCGCGCCATCAGATAAAACGCCCGCCGCCGTAGAGGTGATATTTGAGAAATTCGCCACTTCACCAGTAGTTACTGCTGCTGAGGGAGACGAATCACCTTCTAAGTAAGACTGTTGGAACGTGAAATTTTCTCCGTCTGTTAGCTGACTTGCTGTGATGGTAGTAAAATCATTTATACCATCTGTGACATCGCCTAGTCCGCCTATAACGCCCGCTGTTGTTCCGTCAGTAGTTGTAACACCTGAACCAGAAACCGAGTAAGAATTAGCGACCTTCTCGGCTGCCGTCGCAGCGGCTTGAACATCAATTTGTACAGATGACGTGATTGTCGAAGTCATGTCTGCAAACGTAGCTGTTGGAAGCAGAAATAAAATAGGAAGTAGCTTTTTCATTTAATACCTACTTTGGAGTTTTTGTTGTCTACTATATTAACTTTACCCTGTAACTTCTTTTTGTCATTATTTTTACTTTTCAGGTCGATCCCAAATTGCGTAAGGACGCCCGAAAGCAAGCCTGCGGCAAAGGTCGTGTCAATTTGCCTGACGGGGTTCGGGTTGTAGTATGACCAAGAAATGACCGCTAAAGACCAGCCAAGAACGATAAGTTGCACAAAAGTTGCAACAACATTCGGCCTTTGTTTATCTTCTTCTAATTCTTCCATAAATGGCCTTTTTGCTAAAACTAGCAAATTTGTCTAAAGTTGAAAAGAATATATAACAAAAACATGATTCGATTTATTAAGCCAATACTAAAATTCTTTGTCAAATCTAATGCGGTAAAATCTCTTGTAATCGGATTGCTTGAAGACTACGCAGAGTCTACAGAAACGGATATTGATAATGAGTTGGTCGCTCTTGTTAAGAAAAAGTTATGGCCTGTTACATAACTTTAAGTTATGGTTAGCGTAGGGCATCTGGTGGTCAGTGCCTTCTCTGCAAAAAATGGGCTAACTGATCCCCAAAAAAGTTAGCCTATTTTCAATATAAGGAGGTCAGCTTGCTATGGCTTGGGATGATTGGCTTACCATAACAGAAACGCTTGAAGATCAACTTTATCTTGAGATTCAGGCGCGAATGTTGGCCGAGATAACTGACTTTGAATATTTGCTTGATATAGCTGTAAACTATCAGCGGCAAAATTGGCAAAAAGACGAGATCATCAAAAATTGCATTGCAAAGATTGGCGATCTCGAAACAGAATTGATAAAACTAAGTTTGAAAAAAGAAAAGGTTGAAGATAAATCAAGAATTAAAAAGGTATTTCGTCAACCTCTTTAGGCTCAATAAAGTTTAGATTTATATTTCCGAATAATCCATATTTGCCTTCTTTGGCTTTTGCGTTGATGTAAATACCATCAACCTCGACTTCTTCTTTCTTTGAATAATCCCAAACTTTACCTTTCTTTTGTTTGGTGTCTACCATTTTCATAACTTCTTCACAGAAGGCGGAAACAGATTCAGAAGGAATAAACAAAGACATTTTATGTGGATATTTGTCTTGGTCTTCATAATCGTTTTCGCTTGTTGAAAACTTAATTGGATAAGGAAGGGCGGCTTTAAATGATTCAGGCATGATTAAAAAAATTTGTTAAAAGTTGATCGAATAATTCAGTAAGCGAAATTTTGTTTTCCGCGCAGTATTTACGGATTAGGGTGGCTTGCGTATCATCGGTTCTAAAATAAAATTTGTTGCGGTTGTAATAAGAATTGCGGCGTGATCGAAGTTGCGCAATAACTTCTTCGCCTGATTTTGTGGCCTGTTCTTCGGTCATTAATCATCTTTATACTTTTCAACAGCTTGCCTT